ATTAAGGTTGAAGTAAACGGCAGTTTCCCACTGCCTCTGCCCAAAGCCGATAGGCGCAAGCCTATCGGGGCAGAACTCTCTGGCTATTTTCCTTTCGCCAGAGCCGTTAAACGTGTTCCAGAAGGAACACGCACGGCGCTTCTTCTTCCAATGCCCCCTATCTCTAAGGGGTAAACCGGAAGATAAAGCCATGCCGCTCACGAAGGCACATAACAAACCGGAGGGGTTATAGATCATCATCTTCCCGTTTAAGGGACGAATGAAGTCTTTACCAATCCGGTGCGTCTGTGCTTTGAACTCGTATATGGAGTATACGGTCCCTTGTGTCGTCTTAGACACTCGTCGTGATCTGATCATCGAATAGGGTAATCTTATGCCGCCAGAGGGGTTTTCCCAAGGCGGCACTTCGACACTCCTATCGACATTGCTCATGAGAGCCTGCACGGTGCAGGCTAGCATGATTCCAGTTCTTGCACTGAAATCATTAAGAGCATTGATCAAGGCATATGAGTCGTGGATAGAAGAAAACTTCTTCACGTATACTCCGCGGATATTAAGTCCGTTGAAGTAATCGTGACCACAAGACTCTCGGAACGGTCCCGCAAAGAAGGACTTAGCAGCGTTAACCTTACACCCGGCCAACTCAAGGATACGAAGGACTCGGAAACGAGCACTAGTTGCAATAACTAGGTCATCTCCGAATACATGTACCTTCTCGTGAAGGCCAAGTGAGATATAGGCTGCTTTCACCATAGCTGCAAACAGAGCGGTCTGGAGGGGGAATGTAAAGCCGTTCCCCATCGTAGACATCATGTGCAGTTCATGCAAGGTCCCACGGTACGTAGTTGAAGAGCTACGTAACATGTGGAAGTAAACAAATGCTTCAGGAGGAATGACTTCCTTACACATCCGTAAACTTAAGGTATCAGAAGCTGATTCAAGGTCTATGGTAGACCAAGAACCATCAACTGACCCCAACCGTGCTAGTTCTCGATTGATATCCGGCTGAGTGCTTAAGTCGATCTTAAAGAAAGACTTCAGACGCTCTTCCAGGATAGTACCTACTCCAAGCTGATAAAACATATTCAGCGTGGGCTCAGTACAAATCGAACGAGAAATGGTTACGTTCTTGGGCACGAAGCTAAGTCTGCTACTCTGAACAAGCGACGGGTTACCGAGTCGCAGAGAGCGTAAGCCCTCTGCAGCAAATAACTCGGGATAGTCCGCAGCTTTGGTCTGATAATGGATTATCAGACCCGGTGACGAACACGACAACCGACTGGAGAACATCTTGGAATAGAAGTCTCCATTCGGGCTTTGAATAGAGGCACCAGGACCGCATCTTCCTTTATAGAAGATGTTGTCAAGGGACCCTAACAAAGGCCACTTGTGTGGCACAACACCAGGATTAAAGAAGTTCCATAGGACACTCTTAAAGGTGCCCCATAGCTCTTCATCTAAACTTGTGTTGAGTCTAAGCTCCCAGGTTCTTGCGGCTTCATTAGCCGACAATAACTTAGTCAAGCACGCTATATCCTGCTGAGACGTTTCTTTAGGAAGGAACTTCCTATCGATAGCCTTTGCAAGAGATATAGCGGAGGCGAGACGCTGAGAGCAATCGGGGGGAAGAGTCTCAAATGAACGAAGTTCATCGAGACTAAACCCAATCTCCCGCTGTAAGTCATCCGACAGAGTGTCGAAGATCTCCACAGGAAAAGTATCCATGCAAGTCTCCAAGGGAAGGTATAAGAACTTATGCTAGAAACGGAGAGCTAACCGCTCTACGCTTTAGGCTTCATCTGCTTTTCACGCTTTCGCATGATCAGCTTCTGAAGCTTACTAGCAGCTAATTCCAAAATTGAAATTAGCAGACTGTTGATCCACGGCTTCAAATGACACCGTTGACCAACATGTCACCTAAGCCAGCAGACTGCTGCACAAGTGCACCCAGTCCAGCTGACAGAGCCGCTCGGATATTCGCGCTATCATACGCGTCTGCCCCAGCGGGTACGTCGATCTGCATGCGGATAATGCAAACTTCGGGTGCCTGATTGGCAGCGAAGTTCACACCCTTCCGCACGATAACGCCGTACGTGTTCTTAGGAACCTGCCCATACCGTCCGGTCACCGGGTTCGGTGTCGTCAGCGCTTTTGGCGCTTTCGGCCGATACATAGTGATCGTGAACGGATCAGAGACAGCATGAACGCGGACACCAGTCTGCGTACCGCCAAGAGCGGTGACCGCAACCTGTTTGCCAGTCGAGGCATCGGGCGCCGTATCCGTAACCACGGTATACGTCGGCGATGTAAGCCCCGTCTGTGCTTGCCCAGTAATGGGCGAGGAGATAGCAATAGACATAAGTATGGCCTATATTATGAGCTTTACCTCAAGGACCTGGAGACGGCTGAAGCTTGAGCGAAGAGAGCCGCGAGATTAAAACCCTGTCGGAGCCCCGGAACCTGAAAACTCAGGGAAGGGACAAACGACGGGTGATTATCTCTACGGATAACTTTGGCTTCGGCTTCAAACGACCCAGGGGATGATGAACCGCTAACAGTAGTGTATTCCGACCCTTCAGGATGGGATGTTTCATGGACGTCGTAACTGAACGCTTTGCGTTCAGCAATGGACGTCGCACCCCACCAAGCAAGGTTGGCTGAGCTATAGCAAGCGGCACTGAGAATTTCACCAACATTGGAGAAATAATCAGTAACGAAGCTGAATGGGATCAACTCCCAAACAGTGGGCACGAAGTCATGAGCACGGAGACCAAATGACCCACGGAAAGTGGGCGCATCTGTAGCGACTTCAGGTCGCAACGCTCCGTAAAATGAAACCTTCCACTTGTCTTTGACCATAACTCGATAAGAGTATTGGCCCCAGTAAGTGGAAAGTCCGTCCTCCGTGTCGGCGAGCTGCTCGTCACCATTACCGCGACCAGATACACGTATCTGGGGACGGAATTTGTTGACAAGAGTCGACAAAGCACGCGCACTTCCTTCAATATCGGAAATGAGCGGCTTCCACCCGAAAGTATACTCCAACCAGGTACCAGCAACAGCGCGACGTTTAGTTCCTGCGCTAGCATTTCTAAGACCTTTTGACTGTCTTTTAACAGCCTTAAGGTAGCTAGACAGGCCTCGACGAAGAGCCAGAGCTGGATGGCGTATACCGTGGATCGTCTTACGCAGCTCCAAGAGGATTACTCCTCCTGCAACTTGCGTCTGTCTATTACGACAGGTTGAGACGAACCTGGACCTCGCAGCGTTCCAGACATACTCGGGGACGGCCCCGGGATAGACTGAGTAGCCAACGTTCATGAATAAACCCGAAGATCTAGACACAGCACGTGAAAGTAGTCTCTTATTTCCTTCGAGGTCAGTACCATAATTACTTGTGGTAATTTCCCCAGAGGACTTAGAGATTTTCACTTTCTGCGTAAGACCGTCGAGAAGATTCAGGGCGTTGCCTCCTTCGGCAATAACTCGCCGCCACGCATAAAGATCGCCACCGTAAGTATACTTAACCAAAGGCAGATAGTTCGTCTGAGCGTCCTGGGAAACCGAATCAGGTTCACCAGGAACTGAGACAAGACTATAAGTCTGATTTGTATACCGAAAGCGTCGGTCTTCATAACGTGATGTCATGTCTGAAACTCCGAGTTAACCCTCTTCCATTTCTCCACTTGATAAGCCGTAATGATAAGGTCAATTGATGCGTCCTTGGGTTCACACCCATTCGCGCGAAAGTAAGCCCCCATATCTTTTACAAGATCAGGGTCGCTTACCAATTGACGAGTCATTCCGACCCAAAAGTGGAGATCTGACATACTGGTTAACTCGACTTGAGAGAGAGACCTAAACGAGACCCATTACTTTAAGGCGACCACGGATCATAAAACTCACTTCTGAGTTTTCATAATCGTTAAGTACCTCAAGCACAAGATCTCGGAGAGCACTACGACGACGGTACTCAAGAAGAGTCCTGTCATATCCGTAACGGAGCGATATACAGCAAAGTATCTCGCTTTCGCGGCGGCAAAGCTCACGGGATAGTGAACAAGAAATGTAACTTAACTTTTTCATGGTAACCTCAAGTAAGGACTACGTTTAGATCAAATACCCTAACCCACGAAAGTGGTAAGGGACCCGTACGCGAAATGCGTACACGAGAGGCCCCG